TGGTAGAATTGCGAATATTGGACTGCGTTTAGCTGGCAAACGGTCTATTGGACAGATGATGACCACTGGCAAGTCGGATGCTCAATTACAGCGTGATGACTTCCGAGGTATTCTCAAAGAAACAGGCGTTGCTGATAAAAGCTATCATGTAACTCTTGCCGATGGTTCTAAGTTTAATGTCGGACTTGATGGTAAAACTCGTTACAAAAACGTAGGCGAAAACATTGACGGCAAGAAAGAACGTCAAGCGTGGGACGTAGATTTTAGCAATCCACTCGCCAAGTATGCTACCGACCAAATTGACCCAATGATTCGCAGCATTTATGCAGGGTCACCTAAAAGCGTAAAGCCTGAGCAGTATACGGGTATGTTAGTAAACGCGGCCACATCCAATGCTAAGTCAGAGCAGGATGTGCAAAACAACATCCAGGCCATGCTTGGTAAGTCTACGTTTGCTAAAGAAGCAGGAGTTGGTGTTACCCCACCGCCACCACCACGACCAGCAAAGGGTGAAGTTGTGCGCGTTTCACCAGGAATGTACATGAACGATAAAGGTCACGTAGGACCAGCTAAAACAATAAAAGAATCACTAAGAGCAAACTATAAAGCTAGCAAAGGGAAGTAATGGCGTTTCAAGGATACACAATGCCACCTCCGTACAATGGCCTCGACTTAGTGAGCGCCATTGACAACATGGAGCCAACCTATGCGTTGGAGTTGGTAAACGTGTTTCCTGGCGCAGGTTCTCCAACAGTTCGCAATGGATACAGTGAATATGTTGCAGCAAGTAGTCTTGCTGGATCTGTGCCTATTTTATTTATGGACACTCTTCATAAAGCCGATGGCACTTCAGAGCTAGTTCTTGCTACCCAAACAAAATTATATCGAATAACAGAAACCGCAACTGTTACAGATATAACTAGCGTTCCCGCGCATACTAACGGAGAGTTTCAAAGCATTGTTTTTGGCAATCGCATGTATCTTTGCAATGGTGTGGATAATGCAAAGGTGTATGACGGAACTGGTACGGCTGCAACTGATCTAACTTTTACTGGAGTTACTCTAAGTACTCTTGTTAACGTAAACGCATATAAAGAGCGTCTTTATTTTGTTGAAAAAAACTCTGCGCGATTTTGGTATGGTGGAGTTCAAGTAACTGGCACTGGTGGTAGTCCTGCTCTTACTAGTTTTGACTTGCAATATGTATTTACAAAAGGTGGCCGACTACTTTTTACAAGTAGCTACACAAATCAATTTTCTCAAAGTTCACAGTCATTGTTTATGGCTGTTAGTAGCGAAGGTGAAATTGTATTTTACACAGGTAGCTATGCTGGAGATGTTAACACCTGGGGATTAGTTGCGCGTTACTTTATTGGCCGTCCTCTTGGCTACAGAGCTTTTATTCGCATAAACAATGATATTTGGATTCTTACACAACAAGGAATTGTTCCGGTATCTTCATTGTTTCAAATGGATCCAGAGCAAGCGTTAAACGTAGTAAGCCAACGCATCAATCCGCTTATTACTGAGTTTGCAAATATAAACTCATTTGATCATGAATGGACTGGTTTTTTCTGGCCTGCTGGCAGAAGAGTTTATGTAAACGTGCCAAGCTCATCGAGTACGTCTTTCTTCTTGGTTTATAGCCTTGATACTAAAGCGTGGACCAAGTTTACATTGTCTTCTGAAACACATGGCATATCCTCATGTGTATTTAAAAATCTTCCGTTTTACGCTTCCAATACTGGAAATGTATGGCAAGGAGAAACTGGTCAAGCTGATGCGTTGCTACTTTCAGGCGGCACTGGAGATAGCATTGTATTTTCATATCGAGGACCGTTTAGTTTTTACGAAAGTCGCGGCAATTATAAAGCCTATAAAGACATTAGACCTCTTATAAAAGCAAAAAGAGGAGTAACTTTTAACATTGGGTTGGATACGGATTTTAAGAAATCTCAAACTGTTTCTACAGTTACATCGTCGCCTGGTTATTATACTGCATGGGGAAGCGCGTGGGGAATTGGTGCTGGAACACTTAGCACTGTTACAGGATTGCCTTTACCAACCGTGTTTACTCCTTGGTCGTCTGACGTTGAATACATATTTGATAGGTTTGCGGTCAAAGGACAAGGACATTGCGCGGCTATAAGAGCTGGCGGTTCTATAAAGAATAGCACCTGCCAATTCTTTGGTTTTGAGATACGCTTTGATTTAGGAGGTCAGGTATAATTATGGCAAGTGCACTTAATAAAACACCACAAGCAACACAAAAAAGTCCGTCGCGAGATCCTCGTGAAATGGATCAATATAAGAAAGCACAAGAAAACATTAAAAAGTACACCTATGATTCTCCTGAATACAAAGGTGCCGCAAAGCGCTTGGAAACTATTGGCGCTAAGTATGGCCTTAAATGGCAACAATGGATCCCAAAAGGATCAAACAACCAACCTCCTCCAATAGGTGCCGATGTTCGTGCTGAAGATGCTGCAGTAGGAAATGTTGGATCCGATCTTCTTCAACAAATGGGTGGATACGCAGCACAGTTTAATCCTGCAACTTTCCAACAACAATACGAACCTCAGTTTAATGAGCAAATGAATCGTGCTTACAACGCAGTTTATGATCAGTTTAACAGACGTAACCAAGGTGAGTTTGCAAGACAGAATCAAGAGTTTCAGCAATCAATGGCAGAGCGTGGACTGGACCCAAATTCAGAAGCCTATAAAACGCTTTCCAAGCAAATGACCGATAGACAAGACCTTGCAAGACAGGAAGCGCAAAATGCTGCAACACAACAGGCATACGCAGTTAACCAGCAAGGTTATGAGCAAGCAACCGGAGCGTCTCTTCTTGGTGGTCAAATTGCTAACCAATACGTAGCTCCATATATGGCGCAATATGGAACCCGTGCCGCGATGGATCTTGCGTCACAACAAAACGATTACGCAAAAGAACTTGCGGCACTTGATTTTAAATATAAGCAAAAACTTCAGCAATCTGCTCCTCGCGGCGGCGGTGGTGGCGGTGGAGGAACTGATTATTTTGGTCAGTATGTACTTAACACGCTTGGTCAAAACTACGCTCCTCAAGGGTCTTCTCCTAGCTATGCAAACGCTGGCATTCAGGGTGGAGCTGCTGGGTTTGGCAATGCGTTTACGAACTATTTAAATCAATTACCTAAAAAAGGAAGTTAACATGGCTGGTGAAGATTTATACACAGCACTGCAAAACTTAAATGTTCCTGCTACCAATACAGGATATGGAATTGGCGCAGTTGCATTGTCACAATCTTTGCCAAAACTTGTTAATCCAACAGGAAGCGTTGGTAGGAACCTTGGAGTTGTTCTTGGCGGCGCACTAATGTCGTCGCTACTTGGATATCAAGCGCGCAAACAGGCAACTGAGCAATCTCTTCTTGCGAGTACTCTTGGTTCGCAAATGCTGCGTATGAAGACCCCAGAGGAACGCCTTGCACTTATTAAGGGTGTAGACGATTCGGCAATACAGCCACGATTACTTGACCTACAGTCGGCATTACAAGGCCGTGAAGAGGCAAATCGTCTTGGCGCTCTTGAGGCTGGACAAAGACAAGAGGCGTTGTATGGTGCACTCGGTTCTCCTGCTGGTCAAACATATATTAAAGCGCAAGCGGATCTTTATGGTCAGAAACAAGAAGCGAATCTTGAAAATAAGATGGCATTGGAAGCATTCCGCAAAGAATCAGCAATTGATTTAGCCAAACTTAAAGGGACTCAAAGACTTCAATTGGAGTCAGCAATTCAAGAAGGAAAATTAAGTCGAGATCAAGCAAAAGCAGTTTTGCAAGATACGTTGAATCAAGCTCAATCTCGTCGCCGTATGGCAGAAGATCAGTTTAAATCTGCACTTGATACAGAAACGTCAAGCCTTCCAAAAGATGTTAGAGAAGAGGTTCAAGACGCAACGAGCGTCTCAAGTCGCATCTTTGACCTTGCAAGTCGAGTTGAGCAAATGAATGTTGCAGAATTTAAACTTTATAAGAATTGGGATGCTCTACCTAATTCATTTAAGGGAGAGTTTGCAGATATTGCCGGAACTATTGGTAACGTCAGATATGGAGCATCTTTTACTGGCAATGAGCGTAAGATGTTGTTTGATATATTTGGCGATGATTTAACAACTGGACCCGAATCGTTTGCTCGAAACTTACGCAATGCTGCTACTGCACTTTTGCAAAAAGCAAAGACAGGTGTGCAAGTTAGTCAAATGAAGCCAGTAACTATCAATAGTATGCTGGATAAAATGATTGCTAATAAGAGTGGTTTTGCAGATATGGATATTGCCGCTGCACCAAAGGCAGTAATGCCGGAACCTGTTGCAGCAGATATTGATGGTGTATTCAATCAATTGTCTGGCACTCCAGCATCAAATATTGCGATGCAACCAAAGGGAAGTGACCTTGAAACTCGCAAGCAAGCGCTAGTTAACAAAGTTAATGCGGCTGGTGGCAAAGTAACTGACGAAGACAGAAAAGAAGCACAAGCGATAGCGGCATTGGAAGGTAGATAAAATGGCTGATAAGGCGTTATCATATGAAGACATATTGGCACAGGCGCGAGGGTCTAACGTATCTACGCAACCGCTATCCCCTGCGATAACGTCGCTCATTTCCGAGCCACAAGTAATGACGCCAATGTATCGTCCTGGCAGCATGACTCCTGCAATAGAACCTCTTCGTGGTCAAATGACACCATATGAGGAGCCAGGATTATTAAGTTATACAGCGCAACAGTTTGGTCGAGGAATCGCTGAAACACCTCGAGCATACGCTAACCTTATTGCAGCGCTTCCATCATTTGGACAAGCGGCAATATCACCATCTACGTATGCAGGTCTTGGCTCATACATTGCACAAAATCCTTTAGCAGCAGCAGAAACAGGACTAGATATTATTGGCGATGTTTCAACCCGTGCGGCTGGTGGTATGCTTGGAACCGCATTATCTCTTCCTGCGGCTGCAAGAACTCTTGCTTTAACACGTAGTCCTGCCACTGCTGCAACTACACTTATGGCCGGGCCTGCAATGGGACAAGCTGCTGGTGGTTTAGTATGGGATGTAGCAAAAGGAATTGCTACTGACGCAGCTAATTATATTCGAGGCGTTGCTGGTAAATCAGAACTTCCAATGCCAGAAGATGTACCAAAAACTTTGCGAGAAGCTCTTGGTCGTTTGGCATACGAAACTCCACAAAACGTACTTGGAGAAGGGTTTGAAAAATTATCTATTAAAGCTATTAAAGCAATTCCAAAAATAAATGCGGCACCTAAAGCAGCGACCAACATTTATAATACCATTATTAACAAAAAAAGTGATGATGCTATTATTCTTGAGACTGCTAAAGTTTTAAATGAAGTTGGTGTTGATAAGCAAAAGATAATGACAGCATTGCAAAACGCTAAATATAGCGGCAATCCCTTTGCTGGTAATGCGACAACTGCTGAATTGCTTGGAGACCCAAATTTATATCGAATACAACAATTTACTCAGGAAAGCGTAGGGGGATTATCTCCTGAAGTTAATGCTCGCAAAGCAGAAATTTATAACATTACTAATCAACTTGATGCAATAACTGGAGTGGATACGACTTACGCAATTCAACTGCGAAAGGATCTTCAAACAAAACTTGCAACAATTATTGAAGATGAAAAAACTCGCTTTACGCAAACCTATGAAAATATTTTAGCGCAAGGTCCAACACATTCTTTGTATGATGTGGCGGCCAAACTAAAACAAATAGACCCAAACTTATTTTCTACTTCTACACGGAAACCTCCGTTAGCAAGTGAAGCAAAGGGAGGATTAAGTTCCAATGCAAAAACAGCGCTTGAATTTTTAAATCCAAATAGAGGAGGAAGGGTTGGAGTAACTTCAGTAACCTCAAAAGAATTGCATAGCGTTAGTTCAACGCTTAAAGAAGAAGCACGGGATGCAACTGGTCAAATTGCTGAAACTTACAGTTCTTTAGCAAAATCTATTGATGATATTTTGTACGAAACACCAATAGGAAACGATCTTAAAAAAACAAATGTTGAATATCGCGATTTTGCAGAAACTTACGCAGAGGGGGCGGTTAAGTCACTTGAAGACCCTCGTGTTATTACTCCAGAAAATGTTATTGAAAAGATAACGGCAAATACTACTGCGTGGAGAGATTCGCTTGCTAAGTTTAAAAATGACCCCGCAGCAATTCAAAAAATTATTGCTATTACATTTCAAGAATTTAAAGAATTAAAAAACATTGCTGATAAACGAGCATGGATTAAAAAGCAACGCACTAATTTTAAAGAAACTCCGTTTAACGAGACGCTTGTTAAGGCAGACCTTGCACTAAAAAATCTTGACGAGATACTTCAAAACAAAGAGCAACTTGAAGATTTGTTACCTAACCTGGATCAACTTGAATCGCTTGATTTAAGTGAATTGGCAAAAGTTGGATTTAGTGGCGAACTTTCTTCTGTTTCTCCGATTGAAAAAGCTAAAGGTGGGCTTGCTCGTCAAGTTATTCGAGATAAAACCCGCCAAGGGTTAAACGCATTTGGCAGATTATTAAAAAATAAAGAAGCTATTGTTGGAGGGTTAAGCAGTATTGGATCGTATATAGTAGCTCCTACGGCAGCGCTTGCGGTTGGTGCAACTGCTATTGCGCGACTTGCCAATAACGCAAAAAACGTCAAAAAACTTAACAGCAATTTGGCAAATGCACTTCAAAGACCAACTAAGGCATTAGAGATATTAGATGCGGCAGATGAAATAAATAACAGGGGTGCTTCTTCGAATGTAGAAGAGCGTTTAGTTAAAGCTCAAAAAGACCTTGCTGTCAAACGAAAGCAAGTTGTTTCTCCAGAGCGTGTTGGAGTAGTTGCTGGGGCTCGAGGTGCTGCACTTCAAAGTGCTCTTCAAGTTGAGGCTGCTGCGCCAAGTATCCCAATGGCACAGCCTACTCCTAGTGCAACTCCTACTCCTACTGCAACTCCTACTGCCGCGCCTCGTACATTTAGCGACATATTAAAAGAAGCTTCGGATATAATAATACCTCCTGCTGAAGCTGCTGAACGAGTTTCAAGTTCAAAAAGCGTTGCAGCAGCACAAGCAAAACTTCGTGCTCGTGGAGCTATGCCAGAAGGTAATGTACAAGCAAAAACAACGCCTGGAAAACTTTCGTTACGACCTCAATTAACTAAAAAAGAAAAGAGCATTCCGCTTCCACCTGTTGGCGAGAATTGGTCCCAACAGCGTATTAATGCACTAAAGACTGCATTTAATATGAAAAAGAGTGAACAAATTGGGTTGTTGAAACAATTTGCTACTAACAAGCCATACGACAAATTGCTTAAAAAGGTAGACCCTCTTACCCGTGCTGTGATCATGACTGAATCAACAGGAGATCACGCAAAGATTAGTCCTGTTGGTGCAATAGGGTTGATGCAAATTATGCCTGGAACGGCTTCTCATTTGCGTATTAATCCTTACGATCCAGAAGAGAATGTTCGTGGTGGTTCACAATACTTAAGGCAAATGAAAGATAAGTACAAAGACACCGACCTTGCACTTGCTGCGTATAATTGGGGTCCAGGGAACATGGATCGTGCCATGTCTTATCTTAAGAAAAAGAACGTGTCCCCAACATTTAAGAACATGGTAAAATACGCTTCTAAGATAGGTGTTCCACAAGAAACTATTGATTATGTACCAAGAGTAAAAGCAAACTTTCGCAAGTAGGAGAATAAAATGGGTTGGTCTGGAGGAAATTATAGCAAAGGAAACTCTTCTACTGGAGGGTGGGTAGGAGATGCATCCCTTGGTATAGGCATTGAAGCGGGGCGCCATGATACTCAAGACTCGGACTTCGCGACTGGTATTAATCAATGTGTTAATAAAGATGGTTCAAATGCCTTTACTGGCAATGCAAATCTCAACAACAATCGTATTATAAGCGTAGCAACGGCAACTGCTCGTACCGACGCGCCACAAGTTGCACAGGTACAAGACGGTGACTTTACCTGGCTTGGCACCACTGCTGGCACTGCTACAGCTATGACTGCTTCAGCTACTCCTGCGATTACAGCGTACAAAGCTGGTCAAAAGTTTAGGATGCTTACTGGCACTGCGAGCACTGGCACGAATGTTACAGGACATTCGTTAGCCATTAACGGTTTAGCTGCTAAAAGCATTAAAACTGGACAGGGCAGCTTTGATCCGACAATTGGTGATTGGATAGCAAATAGCTTGCTTGAGCTTGTTTATGATGGAACTAATTTTAGAATAAACAATGCTGCTGGAACGTGGATAACGTATTCTCCTACGCTTACTGTGCCATCAGGGACCGCAACAGGAATTAGTTACGATCATGCCGTTTATCAAAAATATAGTCGTATTGTACATTGGCAACTAACCGTCTTGTGGACGCAAAATACATCCACGGCTGCTTACGTTGATATTACTTTTCCAATTGCTCCCTATTATAATTATCAAACCTTAGCGGTTACTGCACAAATTGGCGGGTCTACTGTCTCTGGTTTTTGTTTGCCAACAGCTACAACATTCAGATTCTATAATTATAATCAAAATACTTGGGGCACTGGCCCAAATTTATTAAGTGTTGGTGGAATTTACATGAGCGCATAAGGATAACTATGAAATGGAATGACTTGCTAATTATCCCTTTTGGAAATGAAAATCCGCCAGAAGAAAATATTAAAGCGGCAATTCGTGGCTGGCGTAACCGTGAACTAGCAGCCTCAGACTGGACGCAATTACCCGACGTAGACCTTGCAAACAAATGGGATTGGGCAGTCTATCGCCAATCATTGCGGGATATGATGGCGCAGAACGAAGACCCTAAACTGATTGTGTTCCCGACGCCTCCAGTATGAAAACCTTGAGGCTTGTCAGAGTCACAGAACATAATAACGCTACGTTTGGTGTGCTTTGTATCAATGATAGGCCTATGTTTCTTACGTTAGAGGATGCTTGGCGAGACAATGAGCGTTTGGTGTCGTGCATTCCAAAAGGAAAGTACGTTATCAAGCGACACAAATCTCCTAAGTTTGGAGAGTGTTTCAAGGTACAAGATGTGCCTGATCGTAGTGATATTCTTATCCATGCGGGAAACACGCATATAGATACTCATGGTTGTATTCTTTTAGGTTTGATGTTTGGAACAGTTGGAACGAACAGTGCAATCCTCTCAAGTAGAGCTGCGGTCGCCAACTTCATGACAGAAATGCTTGAAGTGGAGGAAGCAACGCTTGAGATTGTATGACGGAACACGACATTACTGAGTTTCGCTATTGGCTAGACCTTTTGCTTAAGGGTGCTATTGGTGTGATCTTATCTCTTGTTGGACTGGATTATCGTCAAGTTAAAAACTCTCTTAAAGAGTTGGAGCAGAGTAAGTACAACCTTACGATGCAAGTTCAGGTTGCCAATGTTGAGCTTAGTACGATTAAGTCGCGACTTGAGCGAATAGAGCAAAAGTTGGATAGGATACTAGAGAAATGAGAATCCTAGTTGTGTTGTTAGCATTTATGGTAACAGCACAAGCACAAGGGGTTAGTTACATAGGTTTGTGCAACAGTACTTGGGACTGTGACAGCATAATGCGTACTTGGGATAGCAAGCCTATTATCACTGGATGGCTTGAAGAGTCTTTTGGTGCGCGATGTTAGTGTGGGAAGCGTATTCTTCGTAGCAAGAAAGAAAAGGTGCTTCGTATTCATTTGATAAACTCTCCGTGCATGAGAAACAAGCGGTGCGAACCGTCTGATGTGCTTTATAGGCAGTCAGCGACCTCTGCAAGCCGTAAGATGCTCAAGCCTAGGTCTAACCTAAGACGCAAATTTCAACGCGTTGTAGAGCGGTTTAAGAGACGTATTGCGGCTTCCAAAGGACCGCTTACTTGTTATGTATCGCCTTGTCTGGAGTGTGATCTTTATGAACCAGCTCGGAAAGCTATGCTTGATATTGTATCTATTGCTTTGCCTGCTTGTATCCTTGTGGACAATCCGCTTAAGGGACGTTGCATTGAAGGCGCGGTGTGTGAGCGGCATGGCTCCGATCCAGGACTGTCCTTTCCCTGTATCGCCGACCTTGACGGGGAAGAGCTTTCAAAAACTGTTGACATACAAAGGTTCTATAGAAACACTAGGCAGTGCGACTTACGTTTTTACTGGTCGTCATGGATGAATTGCAGCGGCGTTAAAGATCCTTCGCTAAGTATATCCCTCTTATTTACGCCACCATCCGAGCGTCGTTGCAATTCGTCTATGTTTAAAATTAAAGAAGCTGGGAGAATCGCATGGAAATTATTATCGCCTCGGTAATTAGGCATCTTCTTACTTTGGTTGCTGGAGGTCTTTTGACTGTTGGAGTATCTGAGGCTGAGTCACATCAGTTAGCAGAAGCAGCAACGCCTGTAGTATCTGGAGCAATTCTTTACGGCGTATCTCAAGTTTGGTCGCTCAAAGATAAAAAGAAAAAGTAGTTAAAGTCTAAACTTTTTGTAGCGTAATGTGCTTTCTTTCTCTGCCGCTTGGGAAGGTTCTATGCGTATTTTTTGTCTAACATAAGACGTTATTGCTACGAAACGACCTGCTTCTTCTATCGTAAGAAAGTGTAGTTTAAATTGCATGATTGCTTGTTTCCGTATGCAAGAGGCCGCGCTATCCCCATCGTTGTATAGTTGTTCTGTTAAGTAGGTCAGGTTAAAGGCAAGTGGTTCTTTTTCAAACAAAAACCACCGTAGTCTATTAAACTCGTTAATTGCTTTTATATTAAAGTCGTTATTGAAAGTGGGTGATCTACTTTCGCAATTGATCAGTTGTCCCTGTCCTGTATTTGAAAGTTTGTTAAAGAAAAAACAATAATCTTTAAGTGCGCGTTCTATTACTGCAAACCACAAATTGCGCTCTGGAGTTTCGTTTGATGGTGGCTCCTCGCCACTCTTAGAAACCCTCCAGTTTTTATAGCTATCGGATATCATAATTGATTAGCTACATACTTTTTAAGTGTTTCTATAGCTTCAGACGCTGACCAACATAGTACGGCATAATTTCCTACTGAGTTGAGATGCCGCAGGACTGCCATTTGTTCAGGAGATGCCTTGTTTGGCTTAACTTTCATCTCGATATAGAGGCCTGCGTATTTATCGTTTGGTACAGGAATAACTATGTCGGGTATACCTTTCCTTACCCCTGCTCGTTTTAACGCAACACGGCGCTGTATAGAGGCCTTGCGTTCGTTTGGGACATGAAACGCAAGCCGATAGGCAGGACTTTGTTCTTCCATGTAACGGCAGAAGTCGAAGAAGGTGAACATTTCAAGTTCTTCAGGACCGTGTTTAAACTTAGTAATACGTTTCATCGGTATCCGCTACTGACCATCTATCACTATTCTCGGCGCTCCAAACGGTAGGAATTGTTTTGTATCCTCGCTTGCCTGGTTCTGGATTATTACCCAAGAAGTAGGCGTCTTTGAAAGCAACTCTGTTGGTAGGCAAACATGCAATTTGTCCGTTAGCAAGCAATAGGACGTGTGCACATTTGTTTTGATCAGGCTGGAGCAGGAGGCCAGGTTTATCATCGCTATCAGGTAGCCAATCAATCGTAAACCAATACTGACCATGTACAGTTCTTTTGTCTTTAAGTGTAGCGTTGCATGAGTAGTCACGCAAAAAGTCAAATACAGTAACTATTGGCTTGTAACTAAAACAATCCCAAAGTTGTAGACGCTCCAGGTCATATGTTTCTGTTGCTGTTATGTCGTGAAGAACCCAATGTAACGGAACATGCCTGAAGTGTGCACCTGATTGTAGCAATACATGAAACTGCAGTGCGCGACTTTTGAAAGATTGAATAGCGAATGCATATCCCGCCTCATATCCATCTGCCTCCTCATTGTCGAGAAGGTGTCTGTTATGAATCCATACTTTTAGAGGTGGGATATCTGCATTCACTTTTTCTTCTTTTCTTCTTTTTTAGTTACGTTTTTAACGGTGCCTTTGTTTTCACTGGCGTAGAAAACTTCTTCACCTTTTTCTTTGCCGTAATACTTTTCCATTGCGGCGCGAATCTTAAGTCCTTTTTTGTTTAGTGGCATTACGCATCCTCTTTTATTTTATCGGGTGAGAAGAGCAACATGTCATTGTTCATGCAATGAATGTCGTTCAGCAATGCGTCTATGTTACCTCGTAGGTAACCGGAACAATAAGCATCTTTAAGGTTCTCTGGATAGATTTTGCCGTCTTTCATTATCTCCATCATGAAATCAACGTAATCTTGTGCCAATTCTTGTTTTGTTTTTTTATCTTTCAACATAAACGCCTTTGCCTCCGAATAAATCGACTTGTACCTTTTCTGCGTGTAGCACCGTTTCAAGAATGGCTTGTGCCATCTCTATTGGAGAGCAGCAATAGTATATGTTTATAAGTTCTCTAAGGTCTGGTCTTTGGATTGGATCGTGCGTGTAGTTCTCGTCTTCGCGTATCCAAACAACGATCTCCCACCTACCATCTGTGATTCTGTGGCTGCTGTAGTATTTGTTCATATTGCGATCCTAAACGATAATAGCTGAAGCAATTCTTCTTTGCTTATTTCTTTTTCGTCCCACCAAATCCTTCCATCGTCTGGAGAGGTTCTTTCAAACTGTAAGAGGTGGAATCCTTCGTACATTGGATCTTTTTTACAGCATTGATCTATGACTTCGATAAGGTCGCGTTGTGCTTGCCTAAGCGAAGATTTCCATCGTTTTTCTTCTATCATCATCCATTTGAGTTTCTCGTAGTTACCCCAAATATAATCAAGGTTAGTTGCAAGATACCCGTGTTTTTGATCTAGGCTTTTTTGATTTCTAAGCCATAAACCAAACTCAGTTGAGTGCGAATCGTTTCTTTGTCTAGTCATATGTGTCTCCAATTAGGTCGTAGGCGCTTATGGAGAAAGCACCCACGACCATCTGTCTACATTAGAACGGCACGTTGTCGCTAGATGTTTTAGACTTTTTTAGTGCGTGATTGATCCAATACAGATTGTTGTTCAGGTTCATCACCTCACTGATTAGGATCATAATCAGCGCATCGGTCTTGCTGTTGGCTCCGATATCTGCCGCCTTCGCGATCTGCTTAACCATGTCGATGTTGTCCACCGCCTTCTGAAGATTCTTAGCCTTAGCCTCTGCATCCCACTCTTCACGTGTTTTCTTTGCGAACGCCATATTCATCCTATTTCTTTTACATTTACGTTGATTTTCGGCAGGGACCGTAACAAGTTTTTGCGAGTTGCCTGGTTGTCCTGGCTCTCAGTACCTACTTCCAGTCTCTGACGAAATTGTGCGCGGATTACCGCTATATGCTCTGGAGTGCTTTTAGCGATCTCCTTTAACCCGTCCGTGCCACCTATGGCCTTTAGTGCCTCTGGTGACAGTTTGGCGGCTTCTTCTTCGGCGTAGTACAGGGAGCGTGAACCTGCCTTTGCTACGGTGTTCCATAATTCTGACCAGTCAACTGCTTCGGCTTTACGGCCTTTAATGACCTCCTGGTTGATTTCTCCGACTGAGGGAGGGAAAGCTCTAGCCTCTGAGAGAAGTTTCGCCACAGCGAGCTGTGCTTCGTTATACGAGCTATGAGCAAGAACGACCTGCCATACATTTACCCTTTCCTCGGTGCAAACGACCTTGTTTCCATACTCTGCTCTTAAAATGAGCATCAGTTGTTTGATTTGTTCAACATTCATAAACTTTTTTGTCTCCAATTAAACTTTTTTTGCAGAGAGGGTCTTGACAAGATGGGTGTCCCTCCCCCCTAATACCCCCCACCCCCCTACTCATTCACTAATCTCGATAACAGCCTTAGCTCTGTCTGTTAAAAAGAATACCTTCCCCCAATACCCCATTAGTGAGTTAGTAGGATCAACTAGTAAGTAGTTAGTTAGATCAATCGTCTTCCGGTAGGAAGATGTGTATCTATCATTTAAACACCCTCTATCGTGTATTGGCATAAGTTGCTTTGTTTTAGGGTATTTGATACTCATTTATTGATTTTCGGTAGCTAGTCACTGTCGATTGTCTCCAATCGCCGAGGGTAAGTAGTTTTTTGATTCTACCTACCCTCGGTTTTTTATTGGCTGAAGCGGGAGGATTCGAACCTCCGACATGACGGTTAACAGCCGTCTGTTCTACCAACTGAACTACGCTTCAGTATTAACCTTTAGTCTTCTTTACTCTTTGCAAATACATTACTGGTATCTACCGTGATCCGAAGGTCTCGTCCTGCTCTATCAAAACTACACACTTCAAAAATTTTAACAGCGGTCGCAGCAACCCACTTGTCTATCTCGTCACTTAAATCCTGCATCGCCTGCACACGAAGGTTTCTAACAGCTTCCTTAATGTGTTGCTCAAGATAGGTTCTTAGCTCTTTCTCAAAAGTGTTATGCAAGTCAAAATTTACTGTAGCCATATCCTCTCCTCAACCACCGCTATTCGTTGTCTACATTAACCCAATTACTAATAGCCTCGTTTGCCGCTTCCAGCATGGACTTTTTTTCTTCCGCCGCTAAATCTTTAAACTTTTCCAATAGTTCTGCTTCCAGGTAAATTGTGTAACGAACGTACCCTTCTCTCGGCTTGTCGTAACCAGGCTTATAATAACGGATCATTTTTTCTTTCCACTAGACGACTTTCTTTCTGCTTCCCACGGAAGATCATCGTCGGTAAAAACCACATCAACTAGCTCTCCAGTTTGCTTGTTCAAGACCTCTTTCGTCTTCACCACAAGCTCTGGCTGAACCTCAACAAACTCTTCTTTTGGCGCTGCATACTTAACAGGCATTTCCTCTTCTGTATACAAGCCATTTAATTCTTGAGAGAACGCCTTACGCAACGCGATGGATTCTGCGACCTTTTTGATCATGATTCGTGGCTTGTATTTCCACAGACCGTTTCCAGTGTCGTAATCGGCCATCATAGCCTCGCCTTCCATCGGATACTTCCTGTCCTTGCGGTAAATGCGACACCAAGCGCCAATGAAACTGGTATCGCCTACGGACTTTACCCACTCACCGTCTTTGTTAATCATGCCACCCTCGCATCCATCAAATTCAGGATGAGCGTTTGCTATGGTCCAATAGCCATTGATACCCGTCATAAGCTGTACGCGATCTCCGGCCTTTATAAACCAGATTTCTTTCTTAAACGGATTTAACTTAGTGCTCTTGCAGTACTCAAGAAACAGCGCAAACTCTGCATCTGTAGCTCCGCGAGCAACTGTGTGTTTTAGCACTTTGATAATGTGTGGGTCTTGATAGTTAACTGTAGTTAATTCGGTAGTCATTGCTTCTCCTACTTATCGTTAAGAATAAGGTATGTGCTCATCATATCCATGTACAAATCGTTCCGTGAACACCCACGCTTCTCAGCGATTTTGGTGAACTTTTCATGAACAGAAAGCGGCACTTGTTTGATTGTTATTGCTATTGAACTCTTCGAAATATTGTTGGCTTTCTTAACGAGTTTCTTGTTGATTTTAACGCGATGCTTTTTGCCAACCTTTGCTTGACACACTCGGCAATAAGGTTGCAATCCATCCTTAGCGTTTACTGATTTATTGAAGCTCTCTGCCGTCTTTGCGGTGTTGCAATGCTTGCACGTTTTTAAAACTTCTTTCTTGCGTGTTGGTAACTTTGCAAGCGGAGTAGGCCAAGTTAATAGTTCTTCCGTTTTTGTTGCTGGTATTTTGTTGGTTTTCTTAAACAATTTCCAAATCATAGTCTTTTATCTCCAATTCAATTTTCCGAATTTTTATTTCACCCAAAACCTAAAGTTCCGAATTTTATTTTCACCCCAAAGAAATCTGGCTGGCGGTCAGTCTGGCTGCAGTGGTTTAGGTCGTCCGGGACCCGGCATGCGGTCCCTGTCCGGTCCCTGCTTAGGTCTGCAGGTCTCCCTTTGGGTGGTTTTTTAGGGGTGTTTACCCTTTCCTGAGCTTTTCCCAATTGTATCCTGTCCAGAATGCTACCGCTCCATAAGTGATTACTAGTATTGCCGACGACATTGTTTTTTTCTCCATTCGTTGTGGGAGTCATTCCCAATCAACACGCCGACTGTATCACTACTGTATACAGAAGCAAGGGGATAGGATAAAAATATTACCCTATCCCCCCACTTTTTTTAGCATTCGTTAGAGTCAAATTGATCTGACCATTCGGCAATCGGTTCTCCCATTTCCCTCGCTCCATAGTGATCCATCAAGAACGAATTTGCCATTCCCTCATAATTAACTAGATCGTGAGGGTAGATCGCGATTGTCTCTCTTGCGTAGTTCTCTAGGCTTTCCGTGAGCACACACAAGGGAACACCGGAGTCTAATAGCGCTTGCAGAAATGTATTAGCGTCACGATCTCGCAGAAAATACCGAGCAATATAATTATCACAATCA